GGAGTGTTTTTTTCTACGCCTATGTATCTAATCATATTTTACCTCGCATTTTTATTATGGGATATTATAAGATATATAAATTTTGATTGCAAGAAAAATCGACAAAAAATAAAAAATAAATTTCTTGACACAAGATGTAGTGTTACTTATCCACACCCACTATATATTGGTCAATCACTTTTTACGCTAAGTGTAATTTTTTTTTAAAGTGTTGCAAAAATACACACAACTTACAGTTGTATTAAATCCAAGCTTTTAATTCTTCGCCCATAACCTCACTTGCAATATTCATTTTATCACGAAGAGCTTTTTGTACTTTTGTATCTATTGTATCGCCAGCAACTAAATCAATATAGGTCATAGGTTTTTCTTGGCCAATACGATCTATTCTTGCTTCTGATTGTAATCTTTTTTCTAAATCATAACCATTAGAGTAATAAATCATTGTGCTAGCAGCTGTTAATGTGATACCATACCCGCCCGTTTGTGTAGTGCCTACAAAAAATCTACACTCAGGATCTTCTTGAAATTTTTTTATATTGTTCTGTCTATCTTCTTGTGGGGTAAGTCCGTAGTAATCTACGACAGAATTTTCTCCGTGAGTTTTTTTTATTTCTTCAATTATTCTTTCAACATCTTTTTGATAATAGGACCAGATCACAGCTTTGCCAGACAGCTCCCAAATAATGTCCATAAGTTCTGTCAACCTATTACAAGGCAACTGTTGCGGTTTTCCATCATCTGTTGCATGATAGCCACACGATATTTGATGTAGTCTTAATAGTTGCACCATGACGGTTGATGTAGAACAAACTTTACCTTCAAGCTCTGAGATAGCGTATCTTCGCATCTCATCATAAAGTTTTCTTTGTACACCTGTAAGTTCTATCTCTCTGGTGACGTAGGTTGTTTTAGGAAGATCTAAACAATCATCTTTTAAAACACGTTCACTAAATTTTTTTATCTTATCTTCTAGTTCTGGTATGTTTCTTCTGTTGGGTCCAACAGGAACACTAACTGTTCTTGACCCTAGGTTCATAGTTTTCATAATACAATAGTGTGCACGATACGCCCAATACGAATCAAACCCCAAGAGCCAGGAATCAAGAAACTGAGCCTGACTCCAAAGATCTAATGGTGAATTTGTGATAGGAGAACCAGTTAAAATTCTTCTGTACTTAGATAGCTCTTTTAATTTAATAATATTTTTTGTTCTATTAGCTGTAGGAGTTTTGATAGTTGTAGACTCATCAATGGCTACCATAGCTTTATGCGAATTTAAAAAACGCATGGCAAAGTTTGTGGCTTTTGGATAAGAAAAAGCCTCCACATTCATGACTAAAATATGAAAATCTGTACCCGTTGCAAACAGACTATTTAGTTTTTTTAACTGTTCAGTGCTATTATTAGAGGTCTGCCATAGCACTACATTTTTTTCAATGTGGTCAACCATATGCGTAGGTATCTCACCTTCGTACCAATTTTTATATACACCTTTTGGAGCAATTAAGAGAAGCCCATTAATCTCACCTTTGTCATAAAGCATTGATGCATTATCAATTAACACTTTAGATTTACCTGTACCCATCTCCATAAAATAGGCAAAGTATTCTTTATCCCAAGAACGTTCTAAAGCTTTTAATTGATGCGCGTAAGGCTTTGTTTTAAATTTATAATTCATGTTTACTTTTACTTTCTAATTGTTATATATTAGCTGAAAGTTAAAAAGTCAATGAGCAAAGTTTATTTAATACAAGAGATACCTGGAACCTCAAGAGGCGAACCTAAATATAATATTGTAGGAGCACAAAAATATGGTGACATTGTAACGGTGCTACCAGAATTTTCTCAAATGATACATTCTCCAGGGCCCTTAGTTATGAAACTTAGAACTCTTCTAAAAAACTATACAGCTGATGATTATCTTTTATTATCAGGAGATCCAGCTATCATAGGTGTAGTATGTTCTTTAGTTTCAGATACAACCAATGGTAGATATAAACTTTTAAAATGGGATCGCCAAGAAAAAACTTATTATCCAATAGAGATAAACATTTTTCAAAAATAAACTTGACAACATATAATTGTCCCATATATAATGTAGTGCGATTTATAAATTAAACTATTAAATATATATGGAGAAAGCTATGACTATAGATCTAAGAAAAGATGCACCTAACCAGGTGTCTACTGTTAACCCTGATCAGTTATCTAAAGAGATAAACACGCTTCAGGAAATCAAACAAGAAATCGAAAATCAAGAAAACAAAATCAAAGAAATGAAAGAGAGAGAAAAGTATTACTCTACTATGATCATTCCAGATTTAATGAGCCAACTTAATTTAAAAACTTTAAAATTAAAAGATGGTTCTGAAATATCTATTAAAGATATTTTTGGTGTCTCAATTATTGCAGCTAAAAAGCAAGAGGCACATGACTGGCTTCGAACAAACGGGCTAGGCTCAATTGTAAAAAATGAAATTACAGTTAAGTTTGGTCTGAACGAAGACAACAAGGCGGAGCAATACGCTTCACTTGCAAGAGGACAAGGGTATGATCCTGATCGAAAGGTAACGGTTCATGCAGGTACTCTTAGAACAACTTTGCGGGATTATCACGAACGTGGTGGTAGTATACCTGCAGAGTTGTTCAACACGTTTGAAGGAAATCAAACTGAAATTAAAACCAAATAAACTACTAAACCATCAAACCAATAGGAGGATAAATGAGTAAAGAAGTAGTAAAAAAGAATAGTGCAGGATCACTTGCAACTATTAATCTAAGACAGGACTCAGGTAAAGGTTCTGAAGAAATTAAGTCGGACGATGTATCGACACCGATCTTAAAAATTCTTCATCAACTTTCACCAGAGTGTAACGAGAGAGATGCAAAGCATGTTGAAGGTGCAAAACCTGGCATGATATATGCATCTGGTTTCGGTCAACTGATCGATGGCAATGAGGGATTAGACGTTGTAATTGCACACTCTCAAACAAGGTATCCTGAATGGCAAGAGAGAGGCGATAGTGCTTCTGCTCCAGTAGGAACTCACTTAGAGATTCCAGCTGATGCTGTTGAGGAGAGAAATGGTAGATACAGATTACCTAATGGTAATTATGTAGAGAAGACTGCATATTTTTATGCACTAGCGATGGTGGATAAAGAGCTTAAACCTGCGGTCATACCAATGAGATCTTCTAATCTTACACCAGCTAGAGAACTAAACAATCTGATTAAGAATCTTAGATTCTCAGATGCAGATGGTTCTTTCAACCCTGCAGCTTATTCAGCGGTCTATAATTTAAAGACCTTTGGTAAGACAGCGGGTAGTAAAAGTTGGCATGTCTATAAGCCTTCAAGAGTTAGAAATCTTGATGTTGCAGATAAAAATGATGCTGAGATATATGAAATTGCACAGCAACTTCAAAAGACTGTATCGAAAGGAGCAGCTAAACCTCAGTATGATAAGGCGCAACCAAAGGCTGACATTGTATAACCGAGTACTTTGATGAGTACACTTGGCTAGTGAGAGGGCGGTGAGGCGAGAGTTTAGCCGCCCTTATTTTTATGCGAGAATTTGAAAAATTTTTTACTGGATTACAAAGAGATTACGGGTTCTGTAATGTAGACAAAGGTTATGTAGATCCAGACTCTGGTAAAATTAAATTTGACCCTGGTGATTACGGTTGGTCGAAAAGACATATAACTGCACAAGATTATCAAGATCATCTTGACGGCAGAAAAGCTATTGGTATTCAACCCTGTGATGATGATGCTAAAGCTAGCTTTGGTGCCATAGATGTAGATCCTAAGAATTATAAAAATTTTAAATTAGAAAAATATTTAAATATAATACAAGAAAAAAACTTACCCGTAATACCAATAGAATCTAAAAGTGGTGGGCTGCACATATACGTTTTTACAAAAGAAAAAGTCCCTGCTACTTTAGTTAGAGAGTTTTTATCGAACTTACTATTTTTATTTAAACTTCCACACAATACAGAAATATTTCCTAAACAAACTAAACTAGGTGTAAATCAAAACAATGAAAAGACATCTGGTAGTTTTATTAATTTACCATATTACAAAGGCACAGAGCGTAGAGGTATCTTACCTGATGGCACACGGATGGATTTAAAAAAATTTATAGAAGTCGTAGGTCTTAATTTACAAACAGAAGACTCTTTAAAAGAAATAGGTAACAAAAAAATTACAGAAGTAATAACTGGTGGACCTGAAGAGTTTCATGATGGCCCACCTTGTTTACAGATGATATGCAAAGAGATTCAGGCATCAGGGACCAAACTAAGTGATGAAAGAGATAGATTTTTATATAACTACATGGTGTTTGCTAAGAAAAAATATCCAGATGATTGGGATAAAAAAGTTTTAGAGGCTGCCAGAAATTATATTGTGTATGACACAGTCTGGGGTGATGAGAAAGTAAAAGATAAAATTAAGTATTGGAAGAATGAAACTAAAGGTTTTAAATGTAGTGATCTACCTATTTCATCTTATTGTGCAAAAGGAACTTGTTTGAAAAGAAAATTTGGTATTGGTAGTCATAGAAGTACAACATGGCCTCAAGTATCTGGATTAATTAAAATGGATTACAAACCCGATCCAGAGTTTTTTATAAACATAGATTTAGCTGATGGTAAGGTTGTCCAAATACATGCAAAGCATATTAAAAAAATAGCAGAGATGAAAGAGATGCGTGCGTTGATAGCAGAGCAGACACCTATATTCCCACCAATATTAAAACAAAACGAATACCAAGTTATATTAGATACGTTATGGGCCAACATGGAAACCATTAAACCACCTGCAGGCACCAACCCACTGGACATGTTGAAAAAACAATTGATTGATTTTGTTAATGGGCCACAAGCCAGCACGTTTGCAGCTTTTAAAACTGGAGCTGTTTTGGCGGAGGATAATTATTATTTTTTTATTTATGATTCTTTTTACGAAGAACTTAAACGTGGAGATTGGGTTAAAGAAAGATCAAGAACAGCTACGATGATAGGACAATATTTTGGTGGAGAGTTTAGTTGTCAAAAAAGATTTCCGCAGGGCAATAATGAAAAACCTTTTCCACCGATAAGAGTTTTAAAACTTCCAAAAGAAGGTTTAGAAAAAGAAGAAATACAAGATGAATTTATTAAACAAGAAAACAAGGAGACAATAGTATGAGTAAGTCTAAAAAACCCCCTCAGGTTTGTGTATCAATGCCAACCTATGATTTAATGCAAGTTTCTACTTGCTTATCCTTAATAAAATTAATGGATAAATTTACCATGGCTAAAATAAGAGCAACGGTTCAAACGTTTAAAAGTCCTTATGTTGGGTATGGAAGAAATGTGTTAACGGCCATGTTTTTGGAAACAGGTATGGATTATCAATTGTTTGTAGACTCTGACATGGAGTTTGAACCAGATGTCGTAGGCAGAATGATAATAGCAGATAAAGATGCCATATGTGTGCCTTACAGAAAAAAAACCCAAGACAATGCTGTTAGATTTTCTGTGGCTTTTGAAGATCTTAATAGTATAGATATTGATAATAAAGGATTGGTTAAATTAAAAGTTGGACCTGCGGGGCTAACTTTAATACACAGAAGGGTGTACGAAAAATTAATGAAAGATCATCCAAATTTAAAAATAACACAAAAAGAAATAATATCAGAAACAGCTAATAATTATTTTTATAATTTTTGGGATACCACTTTTGATAAAAATGGAAAATGGTGGGGTGAAGATACTAATTTTTGCAACATGATTAGAAAAGCTGGATTTGACTTTTATGGAGTCGTTGATGGAGAAACCACGCACCATGGAACTTATGGATGGAAAGGTAAATTAATAGATACGTTTCAAAGAGCTGATGAAAAAAAGCATTAAAATATACGGACCACCCGGTACAGGTAAAACTTTTAGATTAATTAAACGTGTTAACGCTTATAGAAGAACAGGCACACCTTTACATAAAATAGGATACTTTGCATTCACAAAGAAGGCAGCTGCAGAGGCAAGAAAAAGAATAGGTGTATCAGATAAAGAAGTGCCCTATTTTCAAACTCTTCATGCTTTTTGTTATCATCTTCTTGGACTTAAAGAAGAAGATATCATACAGCCTTATCACTACGAAGACTTGGGTAAAAAATTAAATATTCGCGTATCTTTTGTAGATAAATACAACGAAGAAGAAAGTCATTTTTTAACTTGTAACAATCCTTATTTTCAAATGATTCAAAAAGCGATTAATAAAAATATACCCATTGAGGAAGAATTTAATTTAAATGAGCACGACAGAAGAGAAGTAAAGTGGGATACACTTAAACACATATCAATAAATTTAGAGACATACAAAAAGAATAATCAAATAATAGATTTTAACGACATGATTAAAAGGGTAATTGAATCTGATAAAATACCTGAGTTTAAAGCAGTCTTTATAGATGAGGCACAAGATCTGTCTCCACTTCAATGGAAATTATATGATAAACTAAAAGAAAAAGCAGAGCATGTTTATTTAGCTGGAGATGATGATCAAGCAATCTTTGCATGGGCAGGGGCTGATGTTAATAGATTTATAAATGAACCTGCAGAAGAAAAAATTCTAAGATATTCTCGCAGAGTTTCACAAGCTGTTCAAATGCAGTCAAATTTTCCCATATCTAAAATAATGGGTCTGAGAAAAATTAAAGAATACTTACCCAGAAAATATTTAGGGCATTCTTATTACATCTCTGATTTAAATCACGTAGATCTATCTAAAGGAAAATGGTTAATTCTAACTAGAACCAAGAGTAACTTAATAGATATAATGAAAGATTTAAAAAAGAAAAATTTTTATTATCAAACTAATAAAGGTAAAAGTTATAAAGTAGGTTTATACAAAGCTGCTGAGGCCTATACTAAATGGTGCATGGAAGGAGTTTTAGATGAAAAAGAAATAGCTGAAGTAAGAGATTATATACCTAATGGTAATTGGGATGCAAAAGTTCCTTGGTATGATAAATTTTCTGAAGACCAAAAAGAAATATTATATTTAAGAAATTTAATTGCATCAGGTGAAAAACTTAACGAGCCTGCAAGAATATGGTTGTCAACGATTCATGCAGCTAAAGGTGGTGAAGAGGATAATGTAATTTTATCCTTGCACCAGGGATCAAAGGTTCAAAAAGGAATTAGTTTAAGTGTTGACAAACAAGATGAAGAGCATAGAGTGTGGTATGTGGGCATTACACGAGCACGTAATAATCTATACAAATTAAAAGCAAAAAAGAAAATAAAGGAATATCAGTTATGACACACAAAGGTATATTTGATGATGCATTTCCTCAAGAAAAACAAATTGGAGGATCTCATTATAAAAATATGAAAATACAACCTTACGAATTTATTTCAAAAAATAATCTTTCATTCTTTCAGGGGTGTGTTGTAAAATACGTTTGTCGTTATTTAAATAAGTCAGGGATTGAAGACTTAGAAAAGATAATACATTACTGTCAACTAGAAATAAAAAAAATGAAAGATGGAACTAAGAAAAAATAAAATACTGGAACTACATGCACAATGGTTATGGACTAACGGATACATAAAACAATCAGTTGAATGTTTGGAACAGTCTAAATTTAATAATGCGAGACCAAAAATAGGAAGGTTTAAACAATATGTTACTACCACAAACGGAATGGGTACAGCCTACAGAATACCCAGATCTTAGATCATATGATGAGATAGCTGTTGACTTAGAAACCAGAGACCCTGGTTTAAAATCAAAAGGTTCTGGAGCTGTTACAGGTGAGGGAGAGGTTGTTGGTATAGCTGTGGCTACGTATAACAGCAAATGGTATTTTCCAATTGCTCACAAAGAAGGACCCAACATGGATCGTAAAAAAACTTTGGAGTGGTTTAAAGATATTCTAGAGTGCCCAGCTACAAAAATATTTCACAACGCAATGTACGACGTTTGTTGGATACGTAATTTAGGCTTAAAAATCAATGGTTTAATAGTCGACACCATGATTGCATCTTCTTTGTTAGATGAAAATAGATTTTC